TTCTCCAAGAAATCGTGATTACCCGGTATGATTACAACCTTACCAAAACGAGTTAACTCTTTTAAAAACCAACTCGTTAATAATAATTGTTCATTTGAGATATTAATTTTTTGATGTGCGATATCACCCGCAACAACAATTCTAATTTCGTTATGCGATATATTTTCATCTGCCCATTCTAAGAATTTTACACTTAATTCGTCCAACAGTTTTTGAAACTGTTCTTTATACAAATCATGCATTTGAATTGTACGAATATGTAAGTCGGCTATGTGTATTATTTTCTTTACCATTATTTCGTGTATTTTGTGATGTCAATTCTCATAATCATTGAGTTAATATCTGCAGGTACTTTATACTCAACAAATGTTGCATCATCTTTAAGAAGAACCACGACACCGCCTAGTGATTTTATTCCTTCATATTTTGTTCCTTGTAACATTTTTAATAACAATCTTGCATATAATGGAAGTTGCAAATAATAATGACCTAAAGCATTGTCATGATAATTTTGGAATGGTGGGTACATTTTACCTGTATACGACTGAACTTCAAAATTTTTTGGTTGGTTAGTTTTCCAATCGGTCAAAACAAAACCAAAATCGGTTTTTTCTTTATTCATCATTAACCACACTTTATCTGGTTGACCTGTATACCCTAATTCGTTATCTCCTGAAATAATTTCAGTATCCAAAAGAATAGCACCCCTTTCTTCCATTAAGTTTAGAAAATCTCTACCTGCGGTAATCATATTATCACCTTTGGTTATTTGTGAATCATCACAATTAAAAATTGGTTGCCTAACTTCTTTGTAGTTACCATATTTTGCAATCGTTTCGTTCTCTAAAATAAAATGAACTCTACTGCCCATGTTTGTTGAGTAATCGCCGGCTGCTCTCCATTCTGATAATAATTGTTGTTGTTTCGATCTATCACCCTTAGACATTTCTAATGCTTTTGCTGGAGCATCGAATTGTTTATGGAACTTCTTGAGAACTTTTGAAACAGACGGAAAATCCGATCTAATGTTTCCTTCTAAATCCTTCATGAAATAGATGTGTTTCTCTTCAACGAAAGTTAATGCTAATTCTTGCCTTCTTTTTTCTAATAGGTCTCTGATTTCTAACGAGATTTCTTGTAAATTCATTTTTAATATAATTGAAATGGTTGATAATTTTCTAAATTTCCTTGTAAATCGGCAATGTCGCTATCGTCAGGTAATCTAACAATCCATACTTTACCAAAAAGGTTTCCTCCGTTTAATTTGTCATAAATTCTTTGTGCGTCATTCCACGCATCTCCATCTAATAGTACAACAACTTTCTTTGCATTTTCATATACTTTGGTAAAAACATAATCACTCATAACTTTACCTAATAATGGTATTGAGTTTGGTACAAATATGCTGTCAAATGCCCCTTCAACAATATAAATTGTCTCTTCCCAGTTAAGTAAATGTTCGTTGAATATGATAATTTCTTTTCTAACGTCTGGGTTTTTATATTTTAATTTTGTTTTGGATAAATAGGATCTAGCAATGAAGTAATTTAATTTCATGTCTGAATCATAAGATGGTATTATAATTCTATTCGCAAAAAGACCATCGTATGCAAAACCGATATTATATCTTACTATCATTTCGTCGGTAACATTTCTACTTTTTAGATAATTTGCCGCTTGTCTATAATAGTGTGTTAGTTTTAGCCCTGCGCTTACATTGTTTAATGAAATAAACTCCTTAGGTAATCTAGCAACCTTGGTTACTTTCCTAAATTCTTCTACTTCATCTGGTCTTAATAATTCGTATTTCTTTAAATGCCTTTGGGTTCCATATTTTTTAATAAGTTTATAAATGTTTCCATGGGTGTTATTAGTTTCACCGCATGCCCAACATTTATACACCCCAAAACGATAGTTTACTTCTAGATTACCCTTACCGTCACCTTCGTCTAAACCCTTTAAATCATATGAACATACTGGACAATCAAAAGATATTTGACACTTATAGTCATTGTGCATGTGTGGCTCTCCTAGGATTTCTTCTAGGATTTCAATGATAGGTAAATAATCTAACTCGGTTTGAGGCATGAGATTAATATACAAAAAAAATATGTTAAAAAAAAATCCCCCGGACACCACCCCGGGGGAACACCAACTAAACATGTATTACTACATGCTCCGTCTTAAGTATAAATATAACACAAAAAAAGCGTTAAAAAAAATCGTATTGCCGAATTTATTCTGCTTTCAACATGTTGATATATCCAATGACAGCCGTTGCTGCATCTGACATGTCATAACATTCCTTTTTTAGTTGACCTGTTTTACCGTATAACCATTTTACCTCAGGGCAGACAGCGTTTACGTGTTCCCAGATAACGTGTTTTTTGTCAATATCTTTGGGATAACCTCCGAATAAAACATTTTTACCTTTGTCGTTTGGGTTGACTAAATCAGGAAAAGCGAATTTCCTAGCATTATATGTTGATATGAATGTTGGGACAAGGCCTAAAACATCGTAAACCGCCTTACAGATCATTGTATTGTATCGTAATAATGTACCAACAGTATAAATGTTGTTTGAATTTAACAGTGGCTCTTCGATTACAACCTTTAAAATACCTAAATCTCTATATTTTTCTAATTGTGCTTTAAAAGCATCTGCTTTTTTAATAAGTTCTTCTAACTTATCTTCTGGCTGTGGTTTGATTTTAGGTGAGAAATGTGTTAATTCTAATAATTTCTTACCAGTTAGGTCAAATAATGCCCAACCAATAGTTTTAGTAGAAATGTCTAGACCTAAAATCTTAGATTTGTTTTTTAATTTTGTCTCCATAAAACAAGAATAAAATTAAAAAATATATTTGTAAAGTGTTAAAAATCAATTTTAACTGCAAAAACTTGAGTACCTGATCTAAGAACCGGTTTAGCCGCTTTTGACATGGCTAAAACATATTTGTTTTCATCCAATAAAGCAACTTCAGTTATTCTTTTTGGTGACCCGGTGATAAACGTCGGATTTTGAGTTTCGGTAAATTGAGTGCTTGGTAAGTTAACCATAAAAGTCATTACCTCAAGATCTGTTGCTCTTGTTAACTTAATACTACCTGCAAATGGTTGACTATCACCGAATTGTGGTAATGTTGATCCGCTAACTGTTAAATCTGGTTGATTGCCAATTAAAAAATCTGTTGTTGATGTGTTGGTACCGATAGAATACAATGTACCGTCGTCATCAAACATTGTTTTACTTATTACAAATTGTTTATCACACAAATTTGTGGGATTAATCAAATTCCCAACAGTGTGGTTTGGTATTTGATCTGTAATGTCAATTTTAACCCAACCATCTGTTTCCGGTTGGGTAGTTGTTCCGGACACTATTTGCACTAACGCACTAAATTTATTTGCTCTAAACCCTATTGTGCTGCCAGATAAACTAGCGTTATTGGTCATGAATGTAAAATCATCAGTTTTAAACTTTAATGAAATGTTACAACTTGTTGATCCTGTAACTTTACTGTAGTAGTTACAATGAAGACCACTTAATGCTGTATCACCAGTATATTCTAGAACATATGTTATATATGCCGTTTCACCTGTTATAATAATTGGGTCGTCCCCTATAGCACATGGTAAGTCAACTGGCACTGAACTAACTCTTGGTGCTGGTAATGTATATCTTCTATTTGCTTTATATTCTAATGCAGCAATAATTTCTTGATCATCAAACACTACGATTTTCTTACCTGTGAATACTTTACCAACTTTATTACCTTGTTCATCTAACAAATATCTAAACACCACGTTATTTGTGTTAGGTTTATCGTTTTTAGATGATGTGACATAATAATTTGTGTCACCCATATAGAACACGGCACCTATTGTTGTTCCAGTATTCCTATGATACATTAAGAATGGAATGTAAACTTCAAAACTTTCAATATCCTCAATATCTTCACCTGCTATATAATCATCATATTTAAAAAACCTCTCAGGATCGTTAATGGAATCACCTAATTCGGAAAAATGAATAATTGCTATTACTTTTGTTTCCTCTGGAGTTAATTCAATTTCTTCACCAAATGAGTTTAAATAACTTGTTGGATAACTTATTGTTCCGCCTGTGAAATTTGTAAATCTTTGTCCAGAACTTGATGTATATCCAAGATATTCTTTTGTTGATGCGTATTGTGATCCTGTATATCCTGTTAGTGTTTCATTTAAATCGTCTAAACCTGCTGGTTTTTCTGTCCAAACAAATTCCATTCTCCACGGATCATGGGCATCTGCTGGATCTACTTGTTTTGGTGAACAAACTGGAGCAACTATCGATTCCACACCATATTCAACACCGCAGTTATGGCATATTACTTGTGCATAACCAGAAAGTGTTGTGAAATTTGGCATAACTCTATCTAAAGTTATTTCGTTGCCATCTATTGAAATAATTTTATAAACTAAACTAGTTGAGTTTTCTGTTAATGTTGGTATATCGTTAACGGTTCTATTATTAAAAAGAACAGTAATATATTCACAGTCATTATATGTTTCGCCAGTTAAAACAGTTAAAACATTTGTTCCGTCGACTCTCGATAAATTAATTTCTTGTACTTCACAATTTATTGTTGTACCGGTACACGCTTCTGAATCATATTCATGATAATCAGAAACAAATCCCGCTGGACCCATTACATTCTTAATTGTTTCAAGAGTGTTTTGTCTAACAGGGTTGCCATAGGTTAATGATTCTGTAGGTGTTAATTTATATGGATATTTAACTTGTGCATCTTTATCAAATGGAGCCAAAACTTTTTGGTGGGGTTTTGTTCCTTGTCCTGTGAAACCTGTAAAATTATAATCAAATTCAGAATCCCCTACTTGAAAATAACTTATAACAAAGTTACCTTCAGCAATTGACTTTCTACCTTTTTGGGTTAATCTTGCTGTTAAAAATTCTGAATTATTGCTGTTTAAGAAACTCATATATTATAAATATTATTTTTTAATTTTTATTACGTTGATCCTGCTATATATGTGTCTACTGTTATTGTTCCAACCTTAATATCTAACGTATCCGCATAAGTTGATCCACCAGTACAAATAAGATTATCACCAAATATTAACGTTACCGAAAATGTTACTGTACTTCCTGTTACAGTTAATGATTGCCAACTTCCTCCGTTCACCCTATACTCAACAGCACCGTTAGGTGTTACTGGATTATTGCTTGAATCTCTAAATGTCAACTCCATTTGAGTTGAGGTAGATTCCGTGTAATATTGATTCGCAGGGCTTTGGCATTCACCTCCAGTATTTGTAAATGAGGATGGTGCAAAAACAATATTATTAACATTAACATCTCCTCCTCCGTTATTTCCATTACAATCACATCCTGTATCAATTATTGTGAAACCTAAATCATTGTAAACTGCGGAAGTAAATTGGTCTGCTTGTGTTACAAGGAAACATACAATAGTTCCAAGAATATTTACTGAAATTGTATTTCCACTTACCACTGTTGGTGCTGTGTCCGACCATATTGTAACACTGCCTGTAGTGTCACATCTTTCACCTGTTATCATATACTTTTGAACTACACCATCACATGCATTACAATTAGTATAACCACTAAATGTTGGTGGGAATGTTGTTGGTCCGGCATCGCTAATTTGATATCCAGTTATTCCTTCAGTTTCAGGATCTTCTATAACAAACTGTGGACCTAAATTTGCGTTTAATGTCATGCATATACGTTCACCTGTTGCTGTTCCACCGCTATACATTTGTATTCCGTAAGCATTACCTAAAGTAAATCCACCTAATAATGAATATGCTATTACATTTTCTTCTGTATCACATGTAACACCACTGTAACCCGTTATTGTAAATCCGGTAAATGGTGGTGAACAACTACTACATGCGTCCCAACCGATTCCAACAGGTGTCTGTTCGTCTAAATTGACAGTCCACCCTGTAACATACTCTGTTTCAACACTTACAACTGCTAAACACTGACCACTAATACTAAAAACAGTTTCTTCAGTAATTTCAGTAGAACTTCTCGCTATTATTGTACTAACATAACTGCCTCCAAATCCGCAGGCATCTAATGGATTTGATACATAGTATGACGTAACTGCAGGGTTTTGCATTGATAATGTTGCAATGTTTGCTAAAGTATCACAACCTGGTATTTGGATTGGTGGGCTGAATCCTGTAATAGTAGATGCTGTATAACTATACCTCATGTCCGCACAATCACCCATCGCGTAATAATAGTATGTTGGTTCAATACCTACACAATCTTGACATGTACCTGATTGAGTAGCACTGTTTCCGCTGCTATGGTATATTTGTCTATATTTTCCATTATATGATAACCAAAAAGTTCCAGTACCAATTGATGTAAAATAACTACTAGTATATGTTGTTGCGGTACAAAAATCTGCGCTATCCATTACAACTTGTATATCGGTACCAGAATTACATGCTAAATTTCCAAGTGGTTCCGATGCTCCATGATATTTCACTGTGATCGTTACTTCTATTGGCGCTTCCGATGTTGGTGTTGGCGATAAGGTTAATGTTGGCGTAATAGATTGAGTAATAGTTAATGTTGGTGTTAATGTTGGTGTTAATGTTGGTGTAAGCGTTGGTGTTAATGATGCGGTTGGTGTAATAGTTTGGGTTGGTGTTAATGTAAATGTAGGTGTTAATGTAAATGTAGGTGTTAAGGTAGGTGTTGGTGTAGGGTATTCAACTTTAAATATTTGGTCATCGCAACCATTACAAGTTATTTTAACATAAATAAATGGTAATCCATCGTCTAACCCTTCAAGGTTGCAGGTATTGCCAGTCACGCCATTGCAAACTGTTAATCCAGTTGCTGAATCGGCGGTTAATCCGGTATAAACATACTGAGGAAAATTTGATTGGGTATGTCCGGTATCTATTTTAAAATCTATTATTACTCCTTTACTCATTTTATAAAATATAAATTTTTGTTTTTCATCATTTAACAGGTTCCATCTGTTGCTTCAATTAAAACATTTTGATCTGTTGCTACAACTGAAGCAGTAAAATTGTAACTATTTGAACCAGTTAAAGTATTAATACAAGTAACATTTGAATCACTATCTGTAAATGTTATGCGCTGACCAGCCGTTGAACAACCATAATAAACAATCACATCATAGGTACCTATTTGTGTTGTTGCTAGATTTACTCCGTTTCCAGTTGTACTTGGCATTGTACCACCAACAACTGTTGACTCCACTCCGTTAACATAAACTCCAGTTATTTCAATATCCAATGAACCATTGGTTATATCAATATTTGCTTCAGTTATTGGTGTTGGGGTAGGAGTACCAGTAGGTGTTATTGTTTGAGTTGGTGTGATAGTTTGGGTCGGAGTTATAGTTTGAGTTGGGGTTAGTGTTAATGTTGGGGTTATAGTTTGAGTTGGGGTTATAGTTTGTGTTGGAGTTGGTCCTGAACAAACACTACTTTGTACTAAATCTATTCCAGTTAATGTAAATGGTGTTGGTCTTGCACAAATTGAATTTCCATCAGGAACGTTTTCAGCAAAATGATTTGTACCATCACAATCCACCCAATCACCATTCCAATTAACACCCGATGAGTTAGTATAAAAATAACAAATAGTTGTTATGGTTTCAGTTTGAGTTGGGGTTAGTGTTAATGTTGGTGTTATAGTTTGAGTTGGGGTTATAGTTTGAGTTGGTGTTATAGTTTGAGTTGGGGTTAGTGTTAATGTTGGTGTTATTGTTAATGTTGGTGTTATAGTTTGAGTTGGTGTTAGTGTTAATGTTGGTGTTATTGTTAATGTTGGTGTTATAGTTTGAGTTGGTGTTAGTGTTAATGTTGGTGTTGGTGTTAATTCAGGACAATACAATACTTTCCAACAACTATTATCACACTGAGCGTACTCGTACCCACTAGGACATGTGTATCCGGATGATAAATAATTTCCATTAACATCTTTAATTACTGGTATTACTTCACCTATAAAATCTGCCGATGTGAATATAATGTTAAGGTCATTTAATTCATCTGCCGATTGTAATTCTATTAAATTATTTTGATATATCTCACAACCAAATCCTGCAGGATTAGTTTCGTTACCAATTAAATTATACCCATATAACCCAATAATATGATCACCAGGATTTAATGTAATTGGGTAAACATGCCATTCTCTAAATTTTGCGAGTTCATTTAAACCTGAATTTGCATATGTGTCTAATATTGTTAGTCCATCAATTTCTAATCTAAATTCATTATCTGCACCAATACCAATATAATATTCACCACCTATTATTCCTGTTAGACAGAAATTAAACCCTATCCAAGTATCCAATGGATAATCAATAGGATCTGCAGTATCAATATTTGCCCAAATACCTGTTCTATTTAAAGGACCATTACCTGGATTTGCAAGATTAAAACCCGTTGTGTTTCTCCAAACATTAAAAGTGTTTAAATGTATTTGTTCGGTTCCAGTTCCGTTTATATTCCAACCAGATTGGTAAACTGTTGTACCACTAGTACTATATTCAAAATATTTTCTCTCATATGCAATATATGGGTTTATTGGTGCTGTCGATGATGTAACATCGGTAGATGTACATACACCGTAACCTATTGGTGTCCATGTATAACCGGTCGGACAATCAATACAAGGAATAACGTTAGTAGGTGTTAATGTTGGTGTAGGTGTTGGTGTCTCCCCACTTGGTGGAGGTATAATAGGTGTCGCGGTTATTGTAACCGTTGGGGTTGGCGTAATAGTTGGTGTAGGTGTAATAGTTGGTGTAGGTGTAATAGTTTGGGTTGGTGTAACTGTTGGAGTAGGTGTTGTTGTTAATGCAGGTGTTGATCCACAATTTAATTTAACCATTCTTACCTGATACCCTCCTTGTTTTTTTTCAGGATCGCCGCAGCACGATAAATCATCTATTGGTGTTGAGTGTCCATCACAATGTTCAACAAACACAAATAACGCGTCAGATGGTCCATTGTATTGCATAGCAAAGGTGTACCCAGTTGTAGTATTAATTGTGGCATTAGAAAAAAACACAGAATCTGAAAAATACATTGTTGTCCCAGTATAAATTTTATACGTAGCACAAGGTGTTGTACTTCCTGTTATGTTTGATATGGTTATATTATATAATGCCATTTATTATGGGTAATTTACATCTAATGTAACATTTAACGTTATTACACCCGTTAAATTTATTGTTGGGGTTAGGGTAAATGAAGAAACCAAAGTAGCAAATTGTGACGCTGTTGCGGATCTATTTATGCCACTTCCGGTAGGCCCGTTAGCCGTAACGCTAACGGTATATGTTCTAGATATTTCTGCGTTAATAATTGCTATCGATATTGTTTGGGCTTCCGTTGTACCCGTTAATATATCAAGCATTAGACCTTCAGGAGTAATTGGCGTTAGGTAATCCAATAAACCAGGTATTAATACCTCATTAATTGTTCCAGTAGTTCCATTAATTGAATTAGTAACATTAATAGCCAACATTAATGGTGTACTTGTTGGTGTAGGTGTTGGTGGCGCACTAGTTTCGGTTGGTGTAGGTGTTGGCGTAGGTGTTGGTTGAACTACAGCCGTACTAGTTACTGTTGGGGTTGGTGTTACGGTAAGTGTCGGTGTTAGTGTTTCAGTTGGGGTAACAGTAAGTGTTGGTGTGATTGTCGGTGTTGGTGTTGTTACACATTGTGCTGACAGATCAAAGTCGATCGTGTCATAACAAGGAAACGCTTTACTATCGTGTATATATATGTTTTCAATAATATATCTATTCGTAACGGAATCTGTTAATTTTATGAAATACTGTGTATCAAATTCAAAAGAATGAGCAATAATAACCGTTGGTGTCGATCCAGAATAACTTACATTCGTAAACGTTCCATAGGGTGACGTTGAGTACCCTAAAGTGAACGGATTCGGACAAGTTATGTTAGTTAATCTAAGCGATATAGCCATATTAACATAAATATCGAATCTATTTTTTTATATGTAAATAGTAAAAAAATTATGGTGGGGTGCATCCTGAACCATATGCTACTGTACCAGGAACATATGATTGGGAACCATAAGACGTTGGGGTTATTGTGTCGATATACGCATTATTAATTATTTCCAAACTTACATATGAACCAACGTTACCAGAAACATATGCGGTACCGCTACTTATCACTAAACTGCTTTCAATATGTGTACCGAAATCACCATCAATAACAAAATTTACTGTTATATCTGTGGAAACGTTCACAGAACTGTATAATGTCATTGTTACTTGATTGCTTCCTGTAAACTCAGCACAACCGGTAATATTTACTTGAGTTCCTGCAGGATCACAAGGTGTACAAGATTGATCTGTTTCATACGCTTCACAACCATATCCACAGTTTTGATAGAAAGGTGTGACTGTAGGTGTAACTGTATATGTAGGTGTTATAGTTAATGTCGGAGTTATCGTTTGAGTTGGTGTTAACGTAATAGTTGGAGTAATAGTTTGAGTTGGCGTAATTGATTGGGTTATAGTAACGGTTGGTGTTGGGGTTATTGTTTGAGTTGGGGTTATTGTTAATGTCGGAGTTATAGTTTGTGTTGGTGTAATAGATTGGGTTATAGTAACGGTTGGTGTTGGGGTTGGTGTTGTTCCGCAATTAACGTATTCAATTTTTTTACAAACTGGGCTGCTTGGGTTTGATAAATCTAAACTATAGGTTGCTGGACAACTGTAGTTGCTACAGAATTGTTCTCCGGCGAGTGGTCCTCCAGGTAAGTAATCACCAGTAGTGAACACTTTGGTTACCATTGTATTATTTGTTGCAGAAGTAAGTTGTGATAATGTGTTATCATAAATTTCAGCAACAAATGAACCAACGCTACTTCTATTCCAGTTTTCTATTTCAATAATATTTGGTCCTGCTTGTAAAACCACAGGATATATGTGATAGAATCTGAAGTTATCTACTGGTTGGTTGTCTGGTTGATTAACTAATGTAACAGAATTTAATTTAATTGTAATATCGTTGTCTCCCGCAACACCAATGTAATATGTTTTAGTTGTTGCCAATGTAAATGTTGCACAGAAACTAACATAATTTGGATAGGCAAACGATGATGGTCCAGGCCAGTTTACATTACCGGAAACCCAAACATTATTATTATTCATAACACTAGCCCAATATCCTTCAACAGATGTTGTGCTAGAACCATCAAATGCGTTTGTGAATCCGGAGAACGCCAAATTACCGCTTATAGTGAAACCTGAAGCGTTATAATCGTTTACATTGTAAATTTTAACACCGTATTGTCCGTACGATGCGTTATCACCACCATCGCCAACATATAAATTAGCAATAGTTGTTGGGCTAGTGGTTAAAACCCTATAACAACTATTACCATCAGATGTTAATGTAAATCCGGCAGGACAATCACAAGTTGGTGTTATTGTTGGTGTTAATGTATATGTGGGTGTTAGCGTAAATGTTGGTGTAATTGTTTGTGTTGGTGTTATAGTTTGAGTTGGTGTTAATGTTATTGTTTCAGTAACAGTAGGTGTAATAGTTTGAGTTGGTGTGATTGATTGGGTGATAGTAACAGTAGGTGTAATAGTTTGAGTTGGTGTTATAGTTTGAGTTGGTGTTATAGTTTGAGTTGGTGTAATGGTTGGTGTGATTGTATATGTTGGTGTAATAGATTGAGTAATTGTTAACGTTGGTGTGATTGTATATGTAGGTGTTATAGTTAATGTCGGAGTTATAGTTTGTGTTGGTGTTATAGTTGGGGTAATGCTATATGTTGGAGTAATTGTATATGTTGGTGTAATAGTTAATGTCGGTGTGATTGTTGGTGTGATTGTATATGTAGGTGTTAAAGTTAATGTCGGAGTTATCGTTTGAGTTGGTGTAATAGATTGAGTAATAGTAACAGTAGGTGTAACTGTCGGAGTGATACTATATGTTGGAGTTATAGTATATGTTGGTGTAATTGTAAATGTTGGCGTTAATGTTTCGGTTGGTGTGATTGTTGGTGTAATTGTGTATGTTGGTGTTAATGTTTCGGTTGGTGTAATAGATTGAGTAATAGTTAACGTTGGTGTTAATGTTGGTGTAAGTGTTGGTGTCTCGGTTGATGTTGGTGTTGATGTGATTGTATATGTTGGTGTTAATGTTTCAGTCGGTGTAATGGTTGGGGTTATACTATATGTTGGAGTTATAGTGTATGTTGGAGTTATAGTGTATGTTGGGGTTAACGTTTCTGTCGGTGTGATTGTTGGTGTGATTGTATATGTAGGTGTAATAGTTTGAGTCGGTGTAATAGATTGTGTAACCGTTAACGTTGGTGTTAATGTTTCTGTTGGAGTAAATGTAGGTGTTAGTGTTTCAGTTGGTGTTATGGTTAATGTTGGAGTAATAGTTGGTGTAATGCTATACGTCGGTGTAATTGTATATGTTGGCGTTATGGTTAATGTTGGGGTAATAGTTGGTGTTATACTATATGTTGGAGTTATAGTGTATGTTGGGGTTATAGATTGAGTAGGTGTAATAGTAAGTGTTGGTGTTATAGTAAGTGTCGGTGTTAGTGTTTCAGTTGGGGTAACAGTAAGTGTTGGTGTTATAGATTGTGTTGGAGTAATAGTAAGTGTCGGTGTTATAGATTGCGTTGGGGTTATTGTAAATGTAGGTGTTAATGTTAGCGTTGGTGTTAATGTTTCGGTTGGTGTAATAGATTGTGTTGGAGTAATAGTAAGTGTCGGTGTTATAGATTGGGTAGGTGTAATAGTAAGTGTTGGTGTTATAGATTGGGTAGGTGTAATAGTAAGTGTTGGTGTTATAGATTGAGTAACAGTTAACGTTGGCGTTAATGTTTCGGTTGGTGTAATAGATTGGGTAGGTGTAATAGTAAAGGTTGGCGTTATTGTTGGTGTGATAGTTGGCGTCGGTGTAGGTGTGGCATTGCTATGGTGTGTACCGCAAGTGACAACTGGCGTGTTGTTACATACACCACCAGAATGTATTCTAGGATTATAATCATTTATACATGGTCCAAATGAATGATATTGTTCTAAATTAAAATCTAGGTTTTTAAATTTATTTTGCGTAAACGATAATAATAATTGAGAATTAGTATTTCCGTTAAATAAAACAACGTCGCCAGATCCATCAAAATTTATATGGTAAAATATACTTCTAGAACAGTAATCTAAATCAACTGTTTCAACTTCGATTGGAAATCCTATTTGATTTAAAAGATAATCACCATGTTGTTTAAAATATGACTCATCAACATCGCAACAAGGTTCCATTGGTGGTTCTGGTTTAATAATTAAATTCTCTGGGAATTCACTAATAAATTTACCATCTCTGTAAACTCTTAATTCTGTTGTCGGTAAAACTTCAAACTCATTATTGATTAAATGTTTTTTAATTGAACCTAAGCAATCAATATTTGTAATTTCAATTAATTTATAATCAAACCCAAAAGAGTAACCACTTATTGGGACATTTCTAAAATCTGTTGTAGGGAATGGACAATCTAAAAATTCCGCAGACAACAAATGATCACCATTATTTACATTTTCAATTAATGTTTCATTAATTGCTCCAGACGATATTGCGGCTTGAACATCTAACCATGTATTAACGTTGATAGTATTTCCAGTGGCTTTTAGCACAAAAGTTCCTTTCTTTATGCCGTAATCAAAGGTTGGTCGATATTGTATTTTTGGCGTAATAGTAAATCCTGTGTAGTTATCACAATATGTTACACCAGATATTACGGAAACAACATTTCCGGAACCATCTATTGACGAAATTTCAAATAATTGTGTGTGGCTACGACCAGATGTTGACAATGGGTATGGGTCATGTTCAATTTTTATATCTAAACCCTCAATTTTTAACTTTTGTTCGCAGTTTGCGGCATCGGTTATGATTAAGTCGATCGGGTTATTGTTGATATCCCCATCTTCGTACACATCTTTAATTATAAAAACACATGGATCAGAAATAGATCTTTGAATTTCTATTGGACTTATTCCGTCATTGTAATTTTCATCACAATCATAGAAAATGTTCACTCCCCAGATATCATCTTCGTTTCCTGTTGCCCCGCTTATGTTAATATAAACATCACTTTTTAATTTACAAATTTCTTCTCCTGATTCAAAAACATCACATGGTGCTGTTACGTGTACTTCTAATTCACACGTTGGTGGCGTGTAGATATAATCAGCCAAGAAAAAGAAGTCAATATAATCTTTTATTGTGCAATCACTGTAACCGTTTTTATAAGAGTAAAATTTAATTTTTTCAATTCCATCAACATCGGTAAAAATTTCATAAGAAATCATTGGTGTGTATCCGGTGCATGTTGAACCAGATGTTACAGCACTATATGGTTCATATGTTGGAATACAACCTTCAGTATATCCAGTGTATGTTGTGTTAATCTCATCAACCAAATCGGCTAATGCGTTTTTCCATTGGGTTTTTATTGCTGTTATGTCTGGATTTATCCAATCTTTATATTCACATATTAATGGTACATATGTTGATGATGTTGTTAGATCAGTACATGTTGCGCCAGGAGTAAATGTGTCAAATAAAGTATCACCAAACAAATCAACAGTTGTTGTTCCGGTATATTCAATACCGTCAATATCAATAACTAAAGAATATGTTATTCCACTAAATTTAATTAACCCTCTTAAGTTTTCTTCACCGCCTAGAATGGTTTCTAAATCCTCTTCAATTGTTGTTTCAAAATCTGGATATAAATTATCTACGAACTCAGTTGGTTGGCAAGGGAATCTGTATGGGTACTTTGGTCTACCTAAAATATTATTTTCAATTAAATTACCACCTAACCATAACGTTGTTGCTGGAATTATCTGATCTAATATGTTTGTCCAATACGGACTCATCACATCAACAAAGTTGTACACATCAATGAAATCATATGATGTAAATCCTGGGTGTGAATAATATTCTCTAAAAATTTCCTCTAATACAATATAATTTTTCTTGTATTTTATTGTATGAGAATTTTTTATTTGTTCACTTAATAGGTCTTGAGTAAATTGTGCGTATGTAACACCTGTTTGTATTGGTAGTGTTCCAAATGTTAATTCTAAGTTTTGTGATTTTTTCCAAATATCATAATCAACGGCTTTTGCTGTTGACACAAATACATTTATATTTTTTCTATTTAATACTAATCTTGCGGTGTCTAAATCATCAACAACTTGTCCTTTAACATTATCAATGGCATTTCTTAAATCATAACCATAATCAAGACCAGGAATAGTTCTGTATATGTCATAATAATCTTCACCATATGTGAATGATTTTGATTTTGTTACTAATGTTTTTGTTCTCCCACTTGTAATTGAATTTTGAGTATCCAATATATCGTGCGCTCTATGATCTAATGTTTGTTCATACCATCCGGCACCCATTTGGAAAAATATGTTATCTTGGTTTGTTGTTGGGGCGGAGGGTAAACCTGTTGCTTCATCAACCGGGAAATCTGTTCTTTCGTTAAAAGCATCATCACCAACAAGTTCATTAATATCGTATTTAAATGTGTCAGGATTAAATGATAATGTTTTTGTGATTTTACCACCTTGTATAACTTCATTAATGTCACTTTCAATTCTACCAGTTGGTAAACTTGATGTAACATTATAAACAAACTCGTCAACTTTAATCATTGGATCTGGTGCGCCGATGAATTTTAAGAAAAACTCTAAACTACTTCTAGTTCCTTTTGATTTGTATATGTGAGCAAGGTTTACTAAAATTCTTCTATAGAACTCAATTTCTGCGTCAACCAAAGTTTTACCTATTGGCACACCTTGGTATGTTTGTCCACCTAAATTATATAATTGTTCTTCTAGTGTTTTTTGATCGAATAAATTAACCGTATTTAGACCTAATGTATTTGCTAGGTTTTTTAAAAAAACATCTGGTAAGTTGTTGATTGTGTCATAACTTACATTACGCATATATGCAATATTGTCAATATATTTTTTTACCCTATCAAAACTTTGACCATATAGTTGAAAGATTTTGTTCGTCTTCTGATCTTCTGTATCAAATTCAAAAAGTTGTGGTGCGGTTAAGAATCTAACAATTAAATTAGATTTATAATCATCAATTTCAATTGCCAACGAATTAACAGTATCAATATATGATTCAAAATCAACACCAACTATTTTTATATTCCAACCGTCTTTAGATATTGGCCATATAGCATATTCTGTAACAATTTCAGTTTTTCCGCCACCTAAAGTGTCTTTAGGGACCTGAAAACCTGCTTTATATTTTGGATATGTTTCTCTATTTAATAGTGTTTGTTCTAAATCATCTAATCCTATATAAAATTCCTCAACAACACCATTATTAGGTCTAACAATGTATGAACCCGTGTATGTTGTTGTAGTGAATGGTTTACCTGTAACTTTTAATGTTATTTGGTTATTAGCATCCGGTTCACTGTATGAAACAATTTGATATGTTTTGTCATTTACATCTAAAACATATTTTTTATAAGAAGAATAAAATTTTCTTATTTGGTTATCCGTGTCATTTTCTTTATTTACTACGGGAGCAATAAATAAAATATCTAATGGATTATAAATAATAGACGTTTGTAGCGTAAAAGTTGTTCTATCTGTTAAAACGTCATATGAAATATTTTCTGCAGAATATATTGAGGATGCGATTGGTGACGTTGGGTCAACCATGAAAACCGCTGGGAAATTTTTTATAATTCTACCAGTGGAAATAGCAAATCTTTCTCTTAAAGAACCAAATAAAGATTTACTAGCATCGTTTTTAGAATCATTAAACTTAATTGGTCTTTTTTCTCCTGTAGATTGAGTTACGGTAGTTGGAGAATCTGTTTCAATTTTTAAATCATCTAAAGTTAAAAAATTAGAAAAAGGCGCTGTCTTAAATGACTTAGCATCTTTTTGTGGGATCACTTTATCAACGGCAAATACACTATTAGTCAGTTGACTAGTTCCATCGGTAATTTGACTTCCGATTAAACTATCTGAAAACGTTTCATTCCCCGATGCCGCCTGACTTGGTACTTTCCTTTTTGCCATTATTGTGTGATATCATCAAAGTTTAAGGTCTCATCTATATTAGTTCTTTCTTCGCGAACCTCATATAATGTCTCATTAAATTCGTCTTTAACTTCGTAAAGGTTGAATTGTTTGTAAATATTATTATTGTCACCATAAACAGTGTATATACCACTAGAAAGCGCTTTAGTTTGATTACCATATAATGCGTGAGCAAGAGTTGATGCATCATGTTCAACCATTTCTATTTCAACTGTTGTTGGATTGAAAAATGTATTCGTTAAAATAATTGCTTGTGTCGGTTTACCGATAAAAGGTATGCTATTTGGTCTATTTGAAGGTGCAGATGACGGGGTTAATGTTAAAAACACCAAGTTAGTCGTTGTATCAGTATATCTATACCTAATTGACTTCTGTGAAGAATTTGATAAGTTAGATGTTATTGGTTCACAATAAAAAGACGATGTAACTAATCTATAGAAATTAGGTACTTTTCTGTTATTATCGTCAATATATTCAATTCTGTAACCAACAAGTCCTTGTGGTATAAATTTGTTTCTATCATCAGGTGCCACGTCATTTAAGTCAATAACTAACCCCCTAACAGAAGGTAATGCTGCCAAAATCCCACAATCAGTAATTGTTGCTCTGATTTGTTTTGGACGAATGTGTAACGTATATACGCCCAAATCCGTAAAATCTTCCGCTAACAACTTTAAATTGTACATTCCTCCCAATATTTCAGTACCATTTAAACCTCCGGTATTGCTATTGTGAAATACTGGCGTTAAAATATCTGTAGAAGTTAACTTTTTTAATATTGGAGTGGAATCTGTTGACCTATTTTCCACATAGTGGTACAGTATTTCAACATCTTCTGGTGAAACGTCTGCTGGTCTAATTATTCCGTATGAACCTACTGCCATGTCTTTTAATGATAAATATAATTTTTATTGTTTTCTAACTTTAAAATACCCATTTCCGTACACATCTAATTCACCAAGATTGTCAATTTCGCCAAGTCGTAAATTATATTCGGTTACACCTTGTTTGCCTCTCTCAACAAAAACATCAGAATATATTATAGGATCGGTGATAAAACCTAGAAAATGTTCATTTCTGGTAAGCATCGTGTTGATTACAAATTCAGGGTCATAATTTGATGTGTTACCTGTAATTAATGTGGTTCCATCGGATAAATCCAGATAAGACAGGTTATCCAATGTGTATCCACTATATGTGTAAGTTTCACCATCCATGGTGGTTGTACCCGTAGTTACACCTGAATAAGTGTTTGTTGAACCGTATAATCTTAATTCATCAACTCTACTTGTGCCAATTGCTGTAAACATTGTTGTGCCGGTGTATCCGGTCGTATTGCTGTCATAATCGTTAACGTAATCTTGTGTTACACCAGTTATAGATGTATATGGAACGTTAAATGTTAGTGTACCTAATGGGTTTGATCCGGTATAACCAGAAGTTAAAGGAATATGAACAATTTTTTGAACATTTTCAACCGACCATGGACTATCCATAGTAAGTTTAATTATTTTTTCTCCGGTTGTGGTGTAGGTGTGTGAAACATTTGATAATAAAGTAACGCCAGATATTGATCCGTCGCCCCAATCAACCGTGAAGTTGGCGTCGACAAGTTTTTTTAATCTATTTGTACTCCCTGTGTTATAAACCGTGATTGTGTTGCTTGATCCAGCATAAGTAAAATTACATAGTTGTTCAACTTGTTCAATTTCTCCATCAAATTCCACCATAACACCCATTTCGTCTAAATCAACCTCTAAAAATAACGGTAATTGATTATCACCATACGCTTGTGGTTTAGTTATATTAGACCAAGTTGTTCCGCTCCATTTATAATAACCTTCCGAAAAACTACCGGTATTTGTGTTATAGATAACATCACCTTGGTTTGGACCAATATATACGCTCCCGGACCAAGGAACTAGAGAACCGTCTCTATCATACCAATTCTGACTATTCAATGACACTAATGAGCCACTAACAATATTTTCACGTAATATTTCAAATTTCTTAGTTCTCATTATGTTCTGATTTCATAAAAGTTTATGGGTGTATTCTTAAAACCCTTCCTGCTACCAACAGAACCGTTGTATTGTTTAACAATATATGAATGATTTGTTTGGTCTATCGTGATTTGATAATATAGATCATTTTTATCGATAAATGAAGTCGCCGACACATCTTTATTTACAAAAGGAATTACTGAACCGTCTTCCGCATTAAAAAACCTAGCACTCATATAGAAAGTTGTACCACTGTATACGCTACTATCTTGAAACCAGAAAAAATACATATTTTCTGTGTTACTATAATTGTTACCAGTAAAAACTGGTACACGAATAAAATCATTCAAATCACTTAAAAAAACTTTTTGACCTAATGGTAATGATAAAGTTTTAGCGTATATCAATTTTTGATTTTCTCTAAACGGTGTTGTGAAAAATTCTAACCTAAAAAAACTTTTTACCGTTTGTTTTAACATTAATGCGTTCTCTTTTGGAGATAAACCAACTAGGTTATAGTCAAGACCTTTAATGTAACTACCAACTTCATCTAAAAAATAAAAATAAAACCAAATATCACATTGGGAAATTCCAGAAGTAATACCCGTATATGGTTCATGTATGTATCTTGTTGTTTCATAATTATCAACAGGATTTATGATTGTTCTAAGTGCCTTGTCTTCAAACTCTTGAAAATTCTCATGCCACCCAAGATTTGTTTTAAAATCTTGTTCGCCAGAAATGTTTAAATTGATATCAGATGTTGTTGTTAATATTTTCATTAGCAATTTGTGTTTTTCTTTCCAAATTCCCTTATTCCGTCTGATTTATTTAAAAATGCATATTCATTTCTTAAATAAAAATTAATATCTGACATCACATAATGTTGACCATTTACAAATGGAAAATCAGTTCCAAATCCAAGATCATCAACATAACCGTGATCATATATATCTCTCCATCTCCATGTTTTTGTTTTTTCGTAAAATTCAGCATTGTCTGGGAGATTATAAATATTTTTAGTATCTGAACTTTCAATGTAAGGCGATTCTTGTCTTAACTTTATTTTATAATGTGGTTGATAATATAATCCTAATTTATTTGAGGTATTAACATTCGTATAATAAGCAGAATCGTTTTGATTAAAATCAAAAATATTAACTGGGTTAGTTATCTTATGTAACGCTTCACTAATAACCCTTTCTTTCATGTTAACGTGATCGTATTCAACGAACGCGCCTGTTAATACTGTTCCTGTTGGTAGGGTGTTTCCACTAGTAAATGTAATTCCACTTACATTCCAAGAGGTTCCGCTAATAGTTGTTTCATTAGCAGTAGTTCCGCTATAATGATTATCTACCCAAGAATTATGTAGGTGAAATTTATAACCAACTTTTGGTGGGTATTCAAAATAACCAGAACCATTTCTAAAAATTGTTGTTAAATAAATCTCGTTTGGTGTGTAATCCAAGTTGTTTGTTATTCCGGTTAAAACAAATGGTTCCCTAAAATCAAATATCACAGATTCCATTCTGTTTCTTTCAACTAAAACATCATTTTCACCAACACTATTTTCAAATAATAATTTTTTTTCATCTTCAAATATTGGACTCTCAAAACCCGCCTTATCCATAATATAAGCATCAACTTCAGTTAATGTTTTATGTTTATGAACATAGTATGAACAAGTGGTACCTGTAACATCTTCTTTATCTAAACATCTTTTAATTAATACAACACCATTTAATGTTCTACCACTAAGTTCAGTTTTATTAATATTTAATACGTATTTTTCTGAATCATATATTTCATCTCCAACTCTCATTATTGAATAAGCCGTTGTATTATATTGTGATGCGCCACTTATAAGAATAAATTCATTTTCGCTAATTCCATGCGGAACTGGTGTTGTTAACTTGTAATATGTGCCCTCATCTGAGACCCTAGTTGGGATTCCATGTTTTGCCTTTGTTCCAACTGGTGTTTGTGTTCCTCCTGTTAGTGTGTATGCAATATAATGTTCTGGATCACTATCATGTACATATGATAAATAAAAATTCCAATTAAAATATGGTGCTTCCATTATTGATATGTCTATGTGTCCACCGGTTCCGATCGTACTTACTCCAGACGAATCGTAGGTACCCATAGTTGATCCTGTGCTAACTGTTGGTACCGATATTACTTCGCGTTGTAAGTCGCGTCTAAGAAAAGCGAATTCATTATAAGGTAAAAATCCTTGATTATCTCCTGATGCACCATCACCATTTAAGTATAATGTTTTTGTAAGATCACTATAACCAGTTGATCCTGAATATAAGTTTCTGAAAATCATTTTTAATTTTCCATAAATCTTATATTTTTTACTTTCATTTCTTTCATCATTATATAATTGATCAATATCTAAAAGTATGTTACGATCACCTTCACGTAATAACTCTTCTGAAGATTCTAAACCTATTTTGGTTTGTATGTCTTTTTCTGGTGCCTTTGCGTACTCTTTATTTGGTAATATGATTTGTTTCTTTTCCATTATTCTGCTGATGGGAATGCTCCTTTTGGACCAAACATTTGTACAAATTTATCAAGCCCGGTTTTACCTGCTTTCAATCCAAAATAGAACATGAACGGTGTTGACAAAATTTGTTTTGTTCCGCTATAATAATCTTGTGTCTTTCTAATTATAAAATCATCCGTGTAGTCCCATGGTTGTGAATTCCAAGTTCCGGCGTGACTATATCTTGTATACAGCGTGCCAGTAATTGGGCTAACTGTACTACCACTTGTTACTGCTAAAACAGTAAATCCTGGATATTCGCTATCATAATCATGATAACCAACAGGGAATATGTTACCATCAATTACAGCATCAAATTCAACATCATTAGTTGCGTTACCAGTATTAACTGTTAATCCACTAAAATCATATGTCATAGGTAATAACAAATACCTATCGGATGAATCGTCTGAACTATTGTTTAAATTATATGCATATGTCATACCTTGTAATGGTTGTACCTGAACTTGTGTGTAATCCCAAGATTGATTATCTGAGGTGGCTTCATTTGTCCCACCAAAACCAGTCCCTTTTTTATCCCAAAGAAAGAATGGAACCTTTTGTGAAGATTCCGTTAATCTTCCTTGAATATATGTAACTCCGTCATTTGCTAAATGCGTTGGTTCATTTAAGCACGCTCTAACTCTTTCACCGTCTTCATCGAATTCAAACGTAACGGGTAACGCTCCCCAATATCCATTTGGTTTGAATACTTGTGGATATATATCTGGGTCTAATACCTGGTATGAGTAGCCAAGATATTTTGGACTTTGTAAATCAAATTCTTGAATACCTGCTTCATTATTTATTGAAATCAATTGTGTAATATCACCATCAAAAACCTTGTTTGTAAACTTAAAGCCAGTGTTATCGAAAAAATCTTTTATGTCAAAGGTATTGTTACTCACATCCATTCTATAGTTTATTGCTAAACCTAATAATTCTCCGAATGATTGAAATGATGTTGGCCCAATTGATCTAGACACTGAACAGTTTGGATCTAATGTTGAGTCAACACATATTTCTTTTATAAATTCATCTCTAGGACCTAAATCAACTAATGTTGTTGGTCTTCCTAATGTTCTACCATAAATTCCTTTAGATACCCCCCAATTACTCTCATTGGTATAAATTGCTGACCTATAATAATACTTGTCTTGTGGTCCAACATATCTTATCACATCTTCACAATACTTTCCTTTTCTTCCTTTGAATTGGAAAAAATATAGAGAACCAGATAACCAGTTATCAATAAATGAATAATTTACAATTCCCCCACAAAACAATTTACTAACTCTTTTTCTTCTTCTATATTCTTTTAGGTATTCATAAAGTTGAATGTTATCCTGGGTGGCGGGAATAAAATAAAAGACACCATTACTAAATTCACTTTCGCCACTAGGTGTTATTGATGTAAAATTTGTTCCTCTATATTCTTTTACTAAAGGTTCATTCCTATTTGAAATATTTGTAGACGTGATGTCTGGTTGGTACACATATGATACTGTCCTTCCTGAACCAATATAATAATATCTGACAATACCTTCGTCATATGGTGTATCATATAGTTGGCAGCCGCTTTCTAATAATGTATCAATGCTTGGCGGTACCGAGTTTAGGTCAACAATAAAAACTGTATATAAAGTGTTTTCGGAAAATGAGTTTGTTGAATCTTTTAGAAACAACGATGTGCCGTCTGTTGATATTAAATTATCTGTACCATCCAATTCTATAACTGCACTAGTAGATCCTGACACAATTAAACCATAATCGTTTTGTCTACTAATAAAATCAGCGTTATTAATAATCGCCGTAGACGTTCCTCCGGTACATGGTTGTTGTGTATAATTTGTTATATTAAGCAGTAAGTTAGAACTATCATCACTACTAAATTCAACATAACCAACTTGTGGGTCAACAAACGTAAAAACAATATCCATTGAATTAGTTGTAATACCTGTTTTGTAAAACGAATTACTAGGTACCGTTCCTGGGTCGGTATAGTTATAATCAATTAATTGAGTGTAACCACCTAAACCATTATCAATATAAACTCTAACCTCTGGATGCATTGTTCCTAAATTATGTACAGCACCGCTCCAAGAATAATTTGATGTTCCCGGGTATATTGAAGCAGAGTTATAATCAACCCTCTCTGTACCACTTATTGAACCTTGTATTTGTCCTTGTCCAACCACACAATAATCTTTAGAACTAGAGCCGGCAATAGATGTACCATAATCATTTTCACCATTACATTCTTCGCATTCAGGGTAAGTTATTAAATATAATTGCCTTTGTCCTGCCGATTGTAATGTGTATGCAAACTTTCTAACAGATCTGGCTAAAAATCTAATTGGTCTAAAATCAACAGCGTCAGCAAAATCATGAAAAACAATTGCCAATGTATTGAATAGCGTTAATGTTACTAGATTGATTAAATGTTCAAAAAATAAAAGCACATCTGCAATTAATAATGAAAATGTAAAATTTCTTATCCCAAAATTAACTGGTGGGGTTACGACATTGTCTGAACAATCTTCTTCTTCAGAAGGAACAATTTCTTTTATCCCGACATATCTGTCATTACTAAAAGTGTTGCCTTTAAAATAAGAATTTTGAAAAGATGATACTGTGTAAACTTTACCGTACGTTAACCTGTAAAAATAATCTCTAGGGTAGTATTGACCAAAATCATTATATAATATCCCTCGATTTGAATCTGATGAAACCGCTAAAGTTGGATACTCCTTCCAATTAGTTGAAAATGTGTATGATTGATCTATTTGTGTTGAATATTCTCTAATGTTTGGTACTATATATGATGCAACTTTTCTTGTTCTTTCTTTTCCTTCATCACCTAGGTTGAATCTAAAACGATAACAAGCGGATGTTGGTATCCCTTTGTTTGAATCATTTGTTATTTCGTTTTCTCCAAATTCGTTTGTAAAAACATAATCCATGTTCATGGGTACAGAAAAAACAAATCCACCGTCTTCTGGAATATCTTCATTTAAATCGTATTCTTCTAAAACGGGTCTACTGTCAACATCTTTTTCTGTGGTAAATCTAATCGCCTCGATAGTTCCGGTGCTTGTTGTTAAATCACACTTCCTACCCATCTTTCTTCTTGGTTGACAATTTTTGTTAATCGAATTTTTAGATGTGTCGGTATATGTTCCGCCAATTAAAAATGCTTTTGGTTCAACTTTGACTCCCTGATTTGATAAATCGAAATCCGTTCTTGTTATACCTAATTCACATAAATCGATGTTACCCCAAAACGGAACAACGTCAATTGTTTTATCGAATGAAACAATTTGTGGAAGTGAATCTATGTCTTGGCTGGACTTAAATGAGTGTGTGTTTTTAAAACTATCAACACCGAACCCATTTCTAATAAAATCATATGGCCTAAGTGAGAAACATCCCATGTCAGATAAGTCAACGTCAACGTGTATTGTTTGTTCACCTAATGGAACCCCCCAAATCATGAAATCTCCAGAACTATTTGTTTTTACAGTGTATTTGTAGTATTTTTCATACACTTCTAAGTATTCTTCCCTAGTTAAAATATCTTTTTGATCTGGGAATGTACCGGTTGGCTCGTGTCCACCATGTTGCTTTCTAGATGGTAATAAATTATACCTATAACCACTATCATTCTTGTCTTGTGTGCTTTTAAAAGGATATAATGCGGATATTACTGGATCATCTTCATCCTCCTGTTTTAGTGGGATAAAAATAGAAACCCTAGCATTTGGAACACCAAAACCGTTGTTTACTGAAACTCTACCACAAACAACACCATAATCAGCACACAATGAGGTATAAACATCATATTGTGTGAATTTTAACGATAATATCTCTAATAAATCGAATTTCTGTTCTAGATTTACCGTTACGGTCTTGTCTTTACCAATATTTGTTAAAATTCTATGTTTTTGGTTCATACTAATATAAATAGAAACTCGCCGAATTTCTAAAGGAGAATATACACAAAAATTATCTTAGTATGTAGTGGAACCCAGAGTTTTAACTCTTATTTTGATATCTTTATTTGGGAATCTTATTTGAAAGATTTGATTGGCTTTCATATATACAGTCATATCGCTCTGAAGTATCTCCTTTGTCGCGGTGTTTTTGTATTGTTGTGCAACTTCAGATGTTGAATATTCACCACCTGTCTTACCAAAAACTCTTACATCTACAACTTGAACTATTCCAGATACATCTGTTATCGCTTTTTTTAATTCACCAACGAAAAGTGGATCACCCATCTTTCTTTTTTCAACTAAAAAATAGTCGGTAATGGTGCTAACTGAATCTTTTACAATTTCTGATTGGTTTTGATTCTTGTCCACAATTAAATCAACTTCTAAACCTAAATCAATAACCTCACCACTAACAATATCTAGGTAATCATTAATCATTCTAAATTCTGATAGATAATTCAATATATTGGTTCTTAGTGTATTAGAAACTGTATCAATTAAGTTACCGCTCTCGTCGTATGAAAGAAGTTTGATTCTGACTTTATTGTCTTCTTCCATTACATTAACCTTTGCTGGCGCACCGTAGGTTGATGGCATGTTTTCAATTAATGATTTATAATCGTTTAATGTTACCGCTCTGTTTTGAGCAGAAAAATTATACGCAATCATGTTTCTTAATTCTTCTATAGTTGGTTGATCTGCGCCGCCAACCGCTGGGGTTATATTTGTAACTTGTAATGATTGTTGAACCTGGTTATTAACTGTTGATTGTGGTCCAGTTAGAATAAATTCAACATTCTCAACTGTGTTTATAATGCCAATACCTAAATTAGTTGACTTACCACCACCAACTCTATATTTGACAAAAAGGGTTGTGTTTGACTTAGGTATATTACCTAATGAAAGGTTGTTTAAGTACGTTCCTAAAGTAACTTTTAAATTTCCAGTAACATAGTTATCTAAATTATCTAATGGATCAACATTACCTGAACCAAATGTCATTGACAAATATCCTTCGGGTGTATATTCTGAAATAAATTTATTTGAAACTTTAAGGTATGTTCCAGCACTAAAGTTTTTTCTATCTGAAACTGATGTTGGGTCTTTAATAAAAACTTTATCTTGAACTAATGATTTTACTTCATACCACTTGTTATCAGAATTTATAAATTCACTAGCATTAGGGTTTGCACCAAATGATGTACCTTCTTTATGGATAACAGAGGTAATACCTAGTATATTTTTTTCTGGTAAATAAAATTTTAAGAACGGCTTCTGGTCTCTAGTTGAAACAGATCTTCTAAAGATTCTTGTAACTCCGTTAACTACCGCTTCTCTTTTTGTAATTGTATATGAAAGAAGTTTATTATTTGCGTCAAAATTTGGTATTTTTAATCTATTTGGTTCTCCTCTATTGTTAAATGGGTTAGAAAAGTCAATATCTTCAATTGTTTCAAATACTTGCCCACCGCCAGAAACTTGTGCACCCGATCTTAATATACCTTCGTATCTATCATCATCTTTATCACCTCTAACCGGAACATTAATACTGAAATCACATAACGCTACTGATGGTCTTAAACCAGGAACTCTAATTCCGTATGTTTTAGCAATATGAAATAAAGATTGTCTCTGTTGAGCAAAATCTAACATTGTTTCTTGCCATACTCTATCAATATGATAATGTAAGTTATCCGCAACAGCGGCATTCAAATCTAACGATACAGAAAAAATTGAAGCGTCATTAGTATTTTGAATAATCTCAGGATAATAATCTTTTGTTAGATTAACTAACTCTTCTCTTATTCCTGCAAAGTCCCTGTTGGTGTATGATATTTTTTTACTCATTTTATATATTGATAATTACAAAATCGCTAGTTCCAAATGTCCCATTATTAACTGTATAATCTATTCTAACTTTAGCCGTATATGGTTTAGTTGATGCGCTAGATGCTCTAAATAATCTTGTGTCCTCGTCTTCGCTAATACTTGTTCCTGTCTCAGGATCTTCTTCAGCATTAACAACCTTTATTGAGTTAATGTCTAACTTAGGGATATACTTTTTTACTGAGTCCCTAATTTCATCTTCAATGTGTGAAAATGTAACGACGTCATTTTGATCAAAAATATATTCATATAATCTAGTTCCAAAGTCAGGTAAAAAATATCTAGTACCTTTCTTGGTTAATAATAAATGTATTAGATTGGCCCTAACCTCTTCGTCTTGAGTTCTGGTCATTCTAACATAATCACCCATTAAACTATCCCTAAATGGGAAATCAACGCCATATGATGTAGCCATACAAATAAATATAATGAATGATAAAATGGTATTAAATAAAAAATCCGAACAAATGTCCGGATTAGTGATTAGGGGTTTAACTCCAGTATAACCTAATCTAAGATGCTCAAGGCGTAACTTGACGTTAGGGAGTCATCTGTATCTTTACTTGATTGGGCACGCTCCTGTCGCACAATCTTGTAGTTCCATGTCGTCTTCTTTTATCTCAACAGATGTAATTGGTATTGTTTTACTAACCATTGCATCATATTCATCTTTATTAATTGTCTCATATGGTGCTTGATCAAAACCGTGGCCATGATATAAAAGGAAAGAAACGGTTTTCATTTCATGTCTAAAATGATCTTTAAGATATTGTTTAATGTCTTCCAAATCTTCTTTTCTATAATAAACCGTACAACTAACTGAGTTATCTGACCACTCTGATTGCATTCTTCTTACCATATCCATTTGTACTCTCCAGTCATAATCGGCCGCAACCGGGGTTGTTTCTGGTAGTTTACATGGGAAAGAAATAACCATTGTTGATTTGTCTTCAGTACCATCAAATTTTCTTTGATACTCAATTGGATATCCGTGTTTTCTACAAACATCAACCAAAGGAGAATGAGACGAAATTCTAACCCTTCTAATATAGTAAGGTCCTGCAGGATTTGGGTGAACGCCCGGGGTAACACCCGCAAGTAAACTTAATGTTCCACTAGGTTTAACCGTAGTTAATTTAATACTCTTAGGGAAACCGTGTTCGCCTGAATACCATTCATCATAGTTTCTTAACCAAACGTATGCGTCTTTTAACCAACTTCTTTGTTCTTCTGTTGCTTGTAAAATACCGGTCATTCCGATACCCATTCTCATGTTTTTGTTTACAATATCTTCAGTTTCTTTTAATGAACAATGAAGGGCTAATGAATGTTTATTCATCCTATAAGCATATGTTATTGCTTCTAGTAATTCATCATAAGATTCGATATTTGGTAAGTAAACTTCAGCCAAACAACATGTTTCAAAGTTAACTAAAGATTGCTCTGCACACGGGTTAAAACCTTCAACATCTGGGTCAGGGTACTGTGTTTCACCTGTTCTACCAACCGTTCTAGATAATTCCAAATTAATCAAGCCATATGGTTCACCCTGGTTATAGGTTTCCCAAAATTCATTAGGTAAATCATCCATATTTTCTGGTGCTACAACTGAGTTGTTACTCATTGCTCTCCAGTTAGGGATTTGGCCTAAATCCCATCTTTTTGATTTAAGAAATTCTAAATCATCATAATCTCCAATAGCAATTTGTGCTGAACGACGAACGTTACCTGCAACCACCACCGATCCAATGATATTCATGATATCTAAACAATCAACTGGTTTTAATTTTTTATTTGCTCTAGAATTTAAAATTCTATGGATTTCACCGATACCCCAACATAAATCTTCCGGCCCAGATGCTGTTCCACCAAATCCTTTGATTGGAGCACCTTTAGAGCGAATACAAATCGTAGAGTAAGTAAACCCTTGTCCGCTATAGAAGTGCGCTTTAAGGACCTTCCCAAGCAATTTAACCCATCCTTCTCTAGTGTCTGGTACAATGTAGTCAGCATCCCCAGTATCCTTTCTTTCAATCTTAATTTTACCCTTTAATTTAGGTAATTGATACACATTGTGTTTTTGGATATTGTATCCTACTCCACTACCTAGCATTAGCATTTCAAAACACCATGTAAATGGTCTAATTGGGTTGTTAACAACAACAAAAGCACAGTTTTGTAATGAGGGTAAACCTAATTTATCAACTGTTTTTGTACCCAATTGCCACATAAAACGACCTGCAGTTGAGAACTTAAGTTTCATTCTTAGTTCTGCATATCTTTTTTTCTCTTCTTCAGTAAAACCAACTTTTAATTGTTTTTCTGATGAATCCAATTCTCTTTGGATTACCTGCCAAAACTCCTCTGTTTTGGAATTTTGATCCTCTTCTTTAATTCTTCTAGCGTACGTTCTCTTAAATGTAATGTAGCCAATCTCCCCCCAGGGGACTTCAATTTCTTTAAAATCCATGTGTTCTTTTTTTTATCGTTTTAGTAATTATGTCCTCTGATTTCAGCGCTGTTTTTCGAAAGAGGTAAAAATAAATAGCATATATATTTGTGAAAATCCTAGGATAAAAAATAATTTTTTTTTATACTTTTTTCCCTTCTTTTCTGTCCATTACATGTCTAACTCTTTGTATGTTTTTTTCAACCTTATCTTCTTCAAAACCTAACAATGTTGTGGTCTTATCTGTGTTAATTGTTAAGTATTCGTTGTTAAAATGACAGTTTCCAAATATCACACCATCTCTACCAATTCTTGACTTTAATAGTGTTAAAGTAGCAAGATTGTGTTCCTTTTGTTCTAGTGTTTTACCAACAGATATGACAACGTGTCCGATTTGTGCTTTTTTAATTGATCCGCCCATTTGATCCGTTGTAACAACTTCGGACGATATTGATTCTCTATTACCTTGTGTTGCTGTCCATATTGCAATATCAAATTCCGATGTCATGGCTTCTAATTGTCTCATAATAGAACCTTCACCTTTCCATTCTTCACCATATGATGCTCTTTCTGGTGATACACAATCAATATAATCTAAAGTTAAAACATCTATTTTAAAACCATCAGCAATCATTTTTCTCAACTTGGATTTTATTTCACTCATAGTAACAGAGTCACTAGGTAGTTTTAATAATTTAAGGTGTCCTTTTGATTCGCTTTGTGCTTTAATAACTAATTGCTCAACTGTTTCCGCGTCATCTGCTTGGTTATTTGCGGATATGCCAGACCAAATTGTAAAATGTTTTCTCTTGATGTTGTTAATGTTATCTTCAAAAAATATTTGAACAACATTCTTACCGTTTTTATGTGCCTCATTTGCAATTTTAGTAAGTAGAGTTGTTTTACCAGTACCAGTTGGTGCTAATATAACACCCAATTCACCTCTACCTAATCCGCCGTCAAGTAAATTGTCGATTCCGTTAATACCTGTCGGTATTGGATGTCTATTATCTTTTTCTAATGCTGATTTAATATCTTCAAAAACATCTTTTGCATCATTACCGGTTACACCTACTTGTAGGGCTTTTTGTATGATACCTTCAATTAATTTATATTGTTCAAAAGCGCCTTCGGTATTTATTGCCTCAATTTCTTTAATCGCCTTTTTTAATACTTGTTGTTTACAAAAATTAAGCGCTTGGTTTTGATAGTGTAGATGATCGTGTAATTCGTGATTTTGGATATTACCGATAGTATCAATAATAACTTTGTTACTACCTTCTTTTGTTTCTTCACCTAATACTCTTGTTCTTAATGCTTCATATGACGGAATAGTTGTAAACTGCGTATGCATTTCTTTAATATATTGCATAACAGTTCTAAAATAACCACCATCAAAATAATGACTATCAATCACATCTACAATTGATTCGCCAAATTTTTTATCTTCAATTATTGTTTTTAATAGTGATAGTTGGAAACTCTGACCTAGATACCCAAAATTTTTTTCTTTCATGTTTATTGTTGTTTCGAAAATTACCTAATATTTTATAGTTCATACTGAAGATAAGTTGTTTCCAACTCATCTCTTGACATAGTTTCAGTCAGATCCGCCAAAATTCTTCTAAGTTTTGGTCTAATGTCGACAGAATATCTCACTTTTGGGTGAAACACACTAGCCAAGAATATTCTTTCAATAAATACATCATCGTTTTGTTTGATTTGAAGTAAAAAATATTGTTCTTCATTTGATGCCTGTTCTTCCACATTTGGTGAATTCAAAATATAGTTTTGATTTTCAACCAGATAATTGGAACTTTTTATTTTAAGATCTTGACCAATTTCTTCACAAATTTCTTTTACCAAATAGTGAAGGTCCAAAGATCGTCTACTTTGAGGGTTATAATCCCTTACGTTGAAAAAACGTTGACAAATAATGTTATTGTCCAGTGTGAGTAAAAATTCAAATTTGTTTTGTTCTTGAATGTTCATTTGTTTAGATTTTAAATTTAATTATTTTTTTATTTTTTTCCTTTCTTGTTAATCTTAAAAAAGGATTAAGGAAATTTATCCAGGCGTCCTCTTGTTTTGGTAAGGCGGTAAACATTCCGTCCTCCATCATCATTTTCATTGTGTTTTTATAGGATCTACCTTCAGGATCTAATGTTTCGTTTATTAATAAGTTAATTTGTTCTTTCGCTAGGTCGGTTAATATTGGTTCCGTTAAATCAACAACCTTTTCGTTAATCTCAAAAAACTCATCACCAAATACACCTAATTTGGTTACACCGGTCAATAAGTTTTGTATAGATTTGTTGTGTTTATCTTGTTCAAATAACACATTAAATTGTTCTCTAACCTCACTTAATGTTAATTGCCTAGTTTTCATCTCTGGGAAATAGTTAACCAATCTTTTTATTCCCATACCTTTAATTCCGTGGATATTATCCGAAGGGTCCCCACATAAAATTTTAACTAATTTAACGTTTTCAATAAGGATTGTCTCGTGATCATATTCAATATTATCTCCTGCGCTATATAACTTACTATGTGATGGATTGTATAATTGTGTATCTTTAGAAACTAATTGTGCTAAATCTCTGTCAGATGAAAATATTACTTTTTTTTCTTTTGGGGAATTTTGTACGTAGTGTGCAATGCAATCATCAGATTCACATCCAATATATTCGCCTTGCCTAACATATAACTCTTCTAGATATTGTTTAATCCTTACTCTCTGATAATCATATGAACTTTCCGCTTCATCTGTCCATTTATCTGATCTTCTATTTTCTTTATATAGGTGATATATTTTTCTGCGAGAAAGGGCACTGTCTTCTCCGTCCCAAAATACACAGATCTTGTCTAAATGGTACGTCTCAAATGATCTTCTAAGAGTATTGAGAAAATGATATATTCCTCCAAAGTGTTTGCCTTTATAAAAGTAGTTCTTAACACCAAAGAAACCAATCGTAAGTAAATTGTCTCCATCAACAAGTAATACGGACATTAAAAAATTAAATTATTATTATTCATCATCTGTTACTACTTCTACTCCTGTGTCAGCAACATTAACACCTAGTTTTTCACTAATATAAGAACCTGCGTCTCTTTTGTATTCTTCAATTGACTTCTTTTCTTCGCTTTCCGTTTTTGCACCCATAAATCCATGTGCTGTAACCATGATTCTACCATCTTCGTAACCTAAACCATTAACGTGGTTTTTCATGATAGAAATTTTAGTTCTAGTTGCAATCTTAACTTTTCTTCCGTCTTTTTGAATTGCTATCTTTGTTGTTCCAGCATTTTTTTCATTACCAAAACGGAATACTAATGTTGAGTTTAACCAGATTGCTTCACCACCTTTTGCTTTAATTTTTGGTTGACCGTATGGATTATCTGGTAATTCAACCCAAGGTTGGTTAACGATAACTAAAGTGTTCGTATATTTTTTATCTGTTCTGCGAGAACCAGAAATTCTTTGGTTTAATCCTTGACCAATTTTGTCTGATAAAATTCTAGCATTGTGTTGTGCACCACCCTTACCTTCGTAAGTCATTTTACAAGGCACCGATCCAACTGAATCCCAAAGGAAAAGTAAATCATATGGTAAGTCGCCTTTTTCTTGCGCATCTAATAATTCATTGATATAATCTGTGATTTGTTCAATGTATTCAAAATCACTATTAAATAAATAAAAATCTTCTGAACGATCAAACCCCATTAACTCAGCATGTTCCCAATTCCATTTTTGTTCTGTAATAATAAGAACTGGTAAAATTCCTTTCTTTTGGGCATCAACTGCCGATTTAACTAGGGCTGTTGTCTTGCCTGTGTCTGAGTGGCCAAGAAGCATATTTAAATGTCCAATAGCCGGACCTGGAATACCACTGGCATCTAAGAATGCATCACCTAAATCAAGAAATCTTTCTGGTTTATATTCTGCCTCTTTAGAGAACTTTTTTCTTATTGATTCAAAACTATTTTTTTTAATCGCTGCCATATATTTTTTTTTAAAAAGAGGGTCCCCTGTCTCCCTTTTATGTAAATTTGACAAGGGCCCTCAACATTTTAATTAGAACGGTAGATCTTCGTCTACATCATCTTCGCTTTGTGGGTCCATTGTTGGTACGATTGGCGCAAACTCTGTTTGTGCTTCTTCACCATAACTCCATTTTTTAGTATCTGAATTCCATTTCGGAGTATAACCTTTTGCAACACCTTCTAAGTATTCTTCTGGTTTTTTAGAATAAACGTCAGCCCATGTTAATGGATCGTTTACCCATTCACTCGCTTTTTCAGCATCAGTATGTAATGATGATTTATCATCAGGAATAATTGATGTGATGTTAGTGTATTCACCACCATTTGGTTTTTTAGTTAAACTAAGTGAAATAATTAAATCACGACCATCTGATTCATCCATTATGTTACCTTTTAAATTAATAACAGAATAAATTTTGTCGAAAACACCATCACCCTTAGAGTTGTATTTAAATCTCCAGAATTTAACGCCGTCCTGTTCGTTATCACGGTCAATTACCTTAACGATAAAGAATTTTTTAGGGTTATAATTCTTAGCCAATTCTTTGTCTGATTCCAAACCAGTACTTCTAAGTGTTTGATTTACTTCGTTTAATGGGGATCTTTTACCTTCATTTTTTCCTGGATCATATAACTTAACCCATTTTCCGTCAACTTGAATTTCGTGGAACCAAACCTCTTTAAATGGTGAACTTCCGTCCTTCATTGGTAGGATTCTAATTCTTCTTTGACCTGATGTTTGCCCTTTAGTTAAGATTGGGGCAAAATACTTCTTTAATCTTTCTTCCGATGTTACCTTATTAACCGGTAACGATGATTGTTTGTTTTTTTCGTACTGCGATAATACCGCGGCTAAACTGTCTGACATAACTGTAGTTTTTAATTAATAAATTTGTTAGATAACTAATATACATAAAAAAACCCGAATTAAAAAATCCGGGTTAATTATTTTTAAAAGTATTTTTATTTATTCTAATGTTAATAAATAAGCCAATTTGTTAACTTCGCCTAACATTTCATCTCTAATATTAAGTAAATCAGTGTCTTTTGATGAATCTAATTCATTTGTTAAATCAATCAAATAAGTTTTAATTTCTTGTAAAAAAGATACGATATCCAATTCTTTTAAATTTGTCAATGAAATGGTTTTATCTTCTTCCATTAACATAAATCTACCTTGTTTACCCATTGCTGTTTCAACATAGGTGTCAATTAGGTCGTCTAATGCTGAATAAATGCCTCCAAATGCGTTATGTCTTGCATAACCCTTAGTTTGCCAATGTAAGATTCTAAATTGGACTTGTTTTTCAATTAAAAATTTTACGTTAGAACTCAATTTCATCTTCTTCTGGGTTAAATGTTTTTGCGATTTCATCTTTTGAGTAACTCTCGATATCGCCCTTAGTTAATACATATTCGTTTTTACCTGACTGTCTCATTTCTTGTTGTTTTACAGTAAAGAAGTCATTTGGTTTTTGGTTGAATGGGTAAGAATCCAAAGATCTCATCTCAAGTTTTTCAACTGGGGTTTCTGGTTTCATTGCTTCAACCTTACTTCCCAACTCGTCAATTTTAATTAACACTTGATCCATTTGTGCTAATTTACCTTCTAGATCAGAAAGTTTACTAAATGCGTCATCCATTTTTTGTAAAACAGCATCTTGTTCGCCTTTAGTTGCTTCCATATCACTTTTGATGTTTTTAGTCATATTAACTAACTCTGTAACATCAATCTCTTCTGTGTCTGACTCTGCTCCATCAGCAGGTGCAGGTGCTTGATCTCCAGAAGGGTCTAGATCGGGTACTGGTGCATCAGCAGGTCCAGGTGTAGGCGCAGTTGCGTCTAATGCTGTGTCACCTTCTGGTGCAGCGGGTGCTGGAGCGGGTGCTCCTGGTAATTCTTGCTCATTTAGATTGCTAGCATTCTTATTGATGCTTCTAAATCTTTGAACTTCTTCAAGTAGTTTTTTCTCTAACATGGTTTTAATCTTGTAATAATTGTCTACCGTCTTCGGTAATATATTTTTTATTTATTCTTTCCACAATACCATCTTTTGACTTAATAGTATAGCATTCACCTGTTTGCATATCACAAACTTCTTGTTCTTTACCATCTTCAGTTACATTTTTAATAACTTTAGGGTTTAAAAACTGGTCTAGCGATTTGTTTAAATTGCTCATTGTTATTGTTTTTTATATAAATATCCACAAAAGATATTAATTTCATTATAATGGCCTAAAATAGATAACTTGACCCGGTGAAACATTAAGTGCGTCCATTAATTGTCTTGACATGGCCATCCCATATGTGGTTGCTGGGGCACCATTATGTATCGGTCCGTCATATTTGTTACTTGATGGGTTAATGTTTGATTGTAAAATCAACGGGTTTGCTTTTTTACCATCTGTTCCCGAATTTTTACCCATACCTGGATTGTAGAACTGCATTTTAGACGTTGCTAGTGTGGATGCACTAACTTTAGAGAAATCAAACTTAGTTGAATAGTACATATTTGTATATTCTCTAACTTGTGCCCATGTTATTACTTTATTTGTTTGTGATTTTGTAATAACCGTCATTTCGTTTGTATCATTCGGTGAGTAATCTGAACCACCCATTCTACAAACCCTAGTTCTTAACCACTGCTCGCCATCAATTTCTACTTTTTGTATGTATTTTTCTCCGTTTTGTCCGTTATATGGTATACCTAAAGAGAATCCGCTCTCTTCTAAAACCTTTTCACCAGCATACACTTTAGGCCCAAGATCATATTCAAAAGTTAACCCATTTTTTGTCTTAATTGTTTGTGATGTTGTAGTTTTTGGGTTGATCTCTTGTTTCTTTTTAATTGCTGAACTCAATATTTTGTCAAATAATGGTCTATAAGCACTAACAAAACTATCTTTTATGTTTGGTAAACTATCTTGTGGTATCCTACCACCCTTAAATTTAGTTTCAATATAATTTGGTTTAATCGTATGTGTAACCTCAGTGATTAAATAAGAACCTTCAAACATTGGTATGTTATTTAAATAAAAATACATTGTTGGTTGTATCATCGCATTACCCATTGCAACTACTTCACAAGAGTATGCATAAGTTCTATAAACATCAAACAAATTAACATCTACCTGATAAACATTGGAACCAGTTGCTGATCTACCTAAGTTTTCATATGCGGCAAAGGTTGCACTTGTTGGTGTCTTAGAACTTTGATCTAATGATATACTTTTAAAAATATTTTGTGCCTGGTCTCCAAAGTTAACTTCGAAAGCAACGACCCTATTTGATTTACTAAAATCAGTATTTGTAAAAACTTCCTGGGTTAATAACAAAGGATTCTTGTTTGTGTTTCTAATATCCGCACCATCGTTTTTATATTTGGATAACTTACCTTTTGAATCAACATCTGACATCTTAAGATATTTTGATGATGGTCCAATATATTGTAATATCATTTTAGGAGATGCTTCCTGATAGTCGACTTCTAAAAATGTTCCAAATAAGTTTCTAGCAACCGTGCTTGACGGCGTTATTCTTTTTTTATCAGTAAAATTAGTTCCATAAAAATTAACGTACGCCGGTAATGGTCTAAAGTCAATGTTATCACCTTGAATTAACATAGAAATTACACTATATAAACTTGCTTTTGCGTTTTTAGGTTCAGCAAGATTTTTTAATCTATCTAAACTAAGATAAAGGTCGTTACCAATATCTTTATTTGCTCTATCAATAAATAAAAATTCCTCTAATAGATTTCTTTGTCCTATTGAGTTTCCAGCAACCCATTTATCATTAAATTCTTTAAAGAAATTATAGGTCTCAACTTTAACAGTTTTATCCATATTGTAACCACCAAATACTGTCATTTTTGTTGGGGTATCTAGAGAAAATTTAGAAACCTTATTCATCAAATTAGTAAAAAACACCTGATATCTTTGTTCTTGTGGTGTGATTATATTTGTTTTTAAATATTGTTTAAAAGACGCGTTTGATGCTGTAAATCCACTATTAGAGTATAATTCATTTGTAACATATCCCGCATAAATTCTAGCCATTTCTCTGTGTAGATAAATGTTATCTGAATTTAATTCAATATTATTTGTTGTGAAATAATCTAAATAATGTAAATCCATATCCTCTCCGATATACAATTTAATTAAATTTAAACTATTTCCACTTATTTGTGTGGAATTAAATTCCCCGTCTGAATAATTTTTATTTAATCCAGCGACACCGTATAATGTATAGTTATCTAATTGTTTAGGGTTACCAATTGTCACCTTAACAAGATTCTTATTGTCTAATATTTTTTTAGTGATACTTTTAAGGTTATTGTATTGAACTCTACCTATTGACTTAATATCTAAAGAAGTAACATCGGATTTATTTACTGTTGAAATATCTTTTAGTAAATCTTGAAAAGAATTATAATTATAACTGTTTGTTGTTAAAACACTATCTGTGTCTAATTTTAATGTTGAGAATTCTAAAAACATTGTTTCAAACTCATCCAGAATTTGTGGGTTAAATGTTGCAATCAAATCAATTACTTTTCTTTTTGTTTTTTCAATAGAATATGTACCAACAAAAGAACCTGGTGTAGAACCAGACACTGATTTAAAATTTTCAGCATATGTTGGTAGTGTATTTCCACTATATACTGGGAAGAATTGATTTTCTTCTAGTGCCCAAGAAACTTTAAAAGAATCTTGCTCAATTTTTTTATAATTGGAGATTATTTCCCCAATTCTATCTGATTGATAATTTCCAAAAGAAGGTAAAACAGTGTATTTTGTATCTGAACTAACTAGTTTACTATTATCAACAATAAAACTCATCGTAAATCCGTGATCAACGTTTGGTTCTAGTTTTAATATTTTTAAAATACCATCGCTCGTTGCGCCGGAAAAACTTGATGCCATTATTGCACTATTCAAGGTTAGTGTACCAGTTTTTTCACTTCCAGATATTACACCTGGATTAAAAAATACATGTCCATTAACTACCTGATAATAAATGTTTTGATATAATGGATAAACACCAACAGTGTGGCCAGATGGTGTTGGCATTCCTCCGCCATCATCATATGATGTATAGAAAGTTGAACCACTTGGTTGTGTTGTATATCCACCATAAGTAAATGTTGTTCCAGAACTATTATCGTAAAATAAAGAAGTGTTTATTGGAGTTGTTAATCCAGATATAATATCAACACCGTTTAATAGGTATTTTTTATATCTATGGTATATTGAACCCCACTTTAAAATTAAGTGATACGGTATAAAATGTGATGAACCAATTTCCCTAAAAAGAGATGACATTAATATTTTAGTGTCACCATTAAAAACAACACTATCATCTAAATCCTTAAACGGTAATGAATTTAAAAATAAATAAGCAGACCCAGCATATCTGCCAACATCTCCTCCTTTAAAAAAATCATTATATATTTGTTTATGAAAATATGATGTATTAATAATATTTCTACTAGTTCCAGATAATCCTATTTTTTGTAAAAAAAATGTGTCCGAAACACCTTCTTTAATCCATAAACCAGGATCTGGTTTTGTGCTAATAAAAGAACTGTTTTCATTTAAACTTAAAATATTTTTAAAATTAAAATCATTTCTGGTTAATTTATCAGCGTTTGGTCTACCTAGGTATTTTAAATATGTTTTAGTGTTAAACGGATATATTGATAACCTATAATCAGCAACATCGTATTCTGCTAAATTTTTATTTAAGTCATCGTACCCTTCACTACCGAATGTTGTTTTAGTTAACTTAGAATATTCTTCAATTGAGAAATCTCTATCAACAACTTCTTTTATGTAATCTATTGTTGGTAATTTATCGGCGTAATATGGGTATCTTTCAAATGGTGAATAATTGTATAATATATTATCATATGATATCTTTCCGGATTGGGTGTACTCATTATAAATCGGGCCTTTTAATCCCTGTTTAATATCAGAATCATTTTGTAACGCACTAGATAACGTTTCAAATTCTTTCGCTGCTAAATTTTGTATTGCTTTTGTTGAAAACGAATCAAAAGATGTTGTGTAAAAAACTCTTTCACTCATTTCAAATAATAAACTGTTTAATGCTTTATTTGTATATGGTGTTGTACCAAGTAAATTTAATATTGTTGATAAATTATTTGTTGTTCTGGATTCTGGATCATTAGCAAAAATATAATTAACTTTACTAATATCAATTTCATTTTGAGTTAATGGATCAATTCTCTTTGTTGCGACCGCTTCATAAAGTTCAATAAACTCAATTTCGGGCCATAAATTTGGGTCGTTTGCTTTTATTAATTTAGCGATTTGTTTATCTCCTGGATACAAGATTGTTGATGTGTTATCATTAATTTGTTTCTTAATTTGGGGCCAAGGGTACAATCCTTCCGATTTATTATCTACAACACCTTGTTTAGTTAATAAACTCTGTCTTTCTTTAGCATTTTGTATCGCTCTAAAATGTACATCTTTCATTAATCTAATGTAAGTGTCAGCATTCGCTAAGATAACTGCAAATATATTTCTAATTGTTGGTTTAAACCCTATCCCAATATCACTATCATTCTGAATGATTTCATTCATTTTTGTTTCTAACGTGGTTTCTAATTCGTTTCTTTGTTTTACGAATTCATCTTGTATTGAATCGATATCATCTTTTAATTTATCAAAAGCAATATTTATTTTTCCACCTTCTGGCGAATAATACACCATGACGTCTGAAACCTTGTCGAATGATATTTTATTTAATTTAATATCTTTATCCTTAATTAAATTCTTATTTAATTTTTCACCAAACGCTTCATTGTTATATGCTTGGGTTTTATAATCATTAATTATTTTTTGTAATGCTGTTCCGGTGTTTCCTGTGATGCTACTTAAACTAGGAAACCCCCCTTTTTTATCTTCTTCACTAGCGGCCTTTGCTAATGGATAATAAGCAACACCATCATTATTTAATTCTTCTGGCTTATTAAGGTTTAAGTAACTAGACCCCCAAGCAGATATTCCTCGTTCAAATGATGTTAACATACTTTCATACGCCTTAACGGAACCTAACACTCTAAAATCTACTTTGTTTTCAAATATCTTTGACTCTAATAATCTTTCCGCTGATTCAGCGGTCATTATTAGATCTTTAAGGGTTTTTACCGGAAAATCTTGGGGTATTAATTTCTTTTGTTTATAAGAATCATATACGGATTTTAAAATAGAATAACCTTTTGTTGTTTTAGATATCTTTTTTTCTACATAACCCGTTTTAGTATTTTCTTTGTAATTATCCGAATGCTCCACCATGTACATGTATGGTGCACTTAACATATTTTGTAATAATATATCATTTAAATATGCAAACGTTGAGCCAACAAATCTTGTTGTGATTTCAAAGTTACCTGTATTAGCATTAAATGAACTTTTAAAATCAACCATATGTAGGCGATATCTAATCGCTTTACCATAATATCCTTTTACTGTTAAATAAAATATTGGCCAAGGGAAATGGAAAAATGCTTGGTATGGGGAATTATCGGGGGATTCAAAAAGTGTTTTACCTCTAACATCAATGAAATTGATCGCTACTTCAGGTATCGCATTTGCTCCTTTAGTTACAATATTAATACTTTCAAAACCAAATGATTGACCACTAGGATCATGATTTAACGTGTTACCACTTAATATGTTACCGTCCTTATCTTTCGCATCTGAACCAACAAAGGTCTCGGTCCAGGTTGTATCATATTCATTACCACTATTATTTCTAAGAAAATTTAAACTACCTCCAGCAATAGAAACTAACGTATTTTTATCTCCTTCTGAAAATAAAACACTCCTTGGTATTAAGTCCGCTTCAAGATTTACATACATTACAAGATTTTCATGTTCAATCATTCTAGATGAAAGTTGTCCGTCATTGTCAACAACAGTACCTGGATCGATGAATATTAAATTTTGTTGGTCAACCCTAACGTGTATATTTTCGTTAGTGCTTATCTTGTTATTCGCCATAATATAGTTTATACAATTCTACCGCTCTTTTATAATCTTGTAAAGTGTTAATAAGAGGAAACGGTATTCTTAGTGTTGAATTATCGGGTATTTCAAATTCGATTGAACCTAAACTTGGGTTTGCTAATAAGATTACCCAACCGAATAATGGCGTATTATAATTGTCTTGTGATATTTTATCTAACCTGTCTTTTCCTTTTTTGTATTGAATAAACTTGTCGGTACCTTTTAGTGGTATCTCGACACCGGGAACAATCTTATGCTCCTCGTCATCAATAAAAAACTGATATCTATTGAAATATGAGTTCATCGATAATAATTTAATTTAGTGTTGTCACTTTTATCTCCAGAATCATGTATCTTTTTAAGGTTTGTTTTTTCAGCGCCGCTTAACGTGTAATCAACAGTACCAAAAACAACTGATTTAGTATTTTTTAAATTCGGAATAGAATACCTTATTTTCTTTTCTTTTGTTTTGATAAGTATTTTATCTATTCTTTTGGTGATCTTATGTATAATTTGTTTTGTAAAGAATTTTTCATCTGATGAATCAACGTATATTTTTTCAATTTCAGTAACTTTATCTTTTAAGATCGTACCCATTAAATCTGTGAAAACACTATCAGTAAACATAAGGTTAGATAGTTGAGCAAAATTTATCGTGGTGTCTAGCCCGTTTGTAAATGATTCTGGATTTTCTTTTTTAATAAATTCAATTGTCTTTTTATATTTATCATAAAAATCTGCAGGCACAAAACTGTTTAATTGTAAACCAATAGCATCGTTTTTATTTAATTTACCATCTTTTCCATTTGTACTTAAAACAAAATTTAATCTATCTATGGCGTCAATTATTTTATTTCTACCACTTTCAATACCTTCTAATTTTTCTCCTTCTAGGTCTGTGATAAATTGATCTATTCTTGATAATATATATGGTTTTAATAAATCATCTGACCTTTTTAATTTATAATCAGCCAAGAAAGAATCAAAACCAAAAAATGTACTAATACTTGTAAATGAATTTACCTTACGTTTTAATGCATCATTAAAATCTTTAACCAACTTGGTAAAGGTTTTGTTTTTATCATATAAACCAATTAATTCTATTTGCGTTGTTGTTGTCATTGAATCATAAACATCAACTTTATTTTTAGTTCTGTATAAAGGTGAGAAAAATACCGGTAGGATTAATTCACCATATTTAACCAATAATTCATTATATCTTGTTTTGGTTGAATCAAAGTACGCTTTTGTTAAATCATTAATATTGGTATCTTTTTTAACTAAGTAAGTATCGTAATCAATGTTTAATGTACTTCCACTTTGTGCTGTTGTACCAATATACTTACCATCAATTGGTTTTTCTGGCGATTGACTCACTTCTGGTTTTTTAGCGCCATTTTCTGGTGCCTTTAATATTTTTTCTAATTCTGATATGTTAAACTCAGTTCTATCTTCTGTCGCTGTTGATCTATGATCGTAAACTTCCGTGTTGCCATAGAAATTGAAACTTAATGCGTTTTGTAATTTAGCAACTGGTTCTTTTAAACCTTGTCCACCAATAAAAGATACTTGCATTTGTACTGTTGCAATCATTGGTTGTATACCAATACCTTCTGGATTTAAATCTAAAAGACCCTCTTCGTAAGATATATTAATATCTCTTATAATAATTTTAGAATGGAAAAAGTCACCAATTCTGATAATACAAATTGGTGGTGGTCCAAATGTAGTATTTCTGGCATCTAAATTGTTTGCGTCGGCAATACCTTTAATTGGTATTGTGTCTCCTGGTCTTAAACACTGTTGTAAAAATGTTAATCTTGAGTTTAATCCTTCTGGTGTCATTGAATGGAACGCTGGATGAAAATATCTTAATTTTTCTCTTAATGAATTATAAGCCAAAGGAGAAGAATCTTCTAATATTTTAAAATAATGACATTCTGAAAGAATCTTCATTATTATAAATTTTAACGCATCTAAAGGTGGCTTTTTTGGTACGGTTGTTTTTTCATAATCAATAGCAATAGTATCTGGATATACTTCTTCTAACGTAGGATCAATATTAGGATCTAAGTTCGTATCACCTCCCGGAGTAACATTACTAGTGCCATCTGCTGGTTCGTTTGTTTTATAATTTAACTTAACACTTGTATGTCTACACAAGAAAGTTATCGGTGCGGCATATTTTAAACCTTTTGTGTCATAAAAAGTAACTCCGTGACAATCTAACCCATTACCACAATCACTTGCTGTTGCGTTTTCCCCTAACATAGTAAAACTTATTACAACATTGCCTTTAACATCTTCAGGATAACCTAAACTTTGATATGAAAATGTTAATTCTTCCTTAACTTGTTTTTGTGCTATTGCTTGTGCTTGTGTTGTTTTCCATTTTATTGTTGGTGCAGTATTATTTTTAGATATTGTTTTTAAAACATACTGTGCAACACTATGTGCTCTTCTAAACGATAATAAAATATTATAATTTTCGTCAGCAACAAATGATGTTGACGATTGGATTTCTAATTTTACTTCAGATGCTTTTTTTGCTTCAACATCTGTTTTAATTGTTTGGGTAACACCTGTTAACTTAGCGTAGTTTGTATCTAATTTAGTAAAACCATCGTTAAGTTTATTCATTGTGGTTCCCGTTTCAGAAGCAGTAATTGTTTCTTTTCCGAATAATGCTTTTCTATCCGCTTTTTTCTTGTTTGAGTCCGGTAAAGACGTAATACTTGCAATACCTGATATTAAGTAGTTAACATATTCTGTTTTCTTTCCAACGTAATATGAATATTGTTGAGAGTAGTCGTTTGTTGCGTATTGAGTATTTTGTGGGAATGGGTGGTCATTCGCAAAATATAAATCACCTTCAAATGATTTATCTGTTGATGTTGGGTTACCTGGTCCAACATTACTGCCACCTAACTGAGGGTCACCATTTTGTGTTAAATTGTTTGGGTTTGATGTTACAGTTTCTCCTGCCGTTCTAGTAAATTTTAATCTAGCAAAATCATCTGACGTTTTACCGTCTCGATAATATGATAGGTAGTCCATTATTATTTCAATTTCACTAGAATCCAATTCTCTATATCTTCTAATTAAATCATAAAAATCTAACTGTTCGCATCCAGCAAAAAAAGCATTTATATAATTATCGGCTTCAGCATCCGACATTCCTTCGAATGATTTTTTAACTAAAAGATTTAAAACACTAGGATGGTCAACAATAACTTTAAATGATACTGATCCACTTCTTTCTGCGTTTTGATATGTATAAATTGGTTCTGTTCTACCGATAAATTTAGTTGTTTCCCATTGTGCACTATTGTTTTCAGAAAATTTAAGATCGTATGGTGGAAACCACATTACCCTACCACCATTTGGTCCTCTTTCACAAAATGGTAAATCTTGAACTTGAAAACCTTTTTTGTTTGATGTTTTCCATGCTAAGTTTTCAAGTGAGAACATATATTTTTTTGCTTGCCCATTAATAATATTTGTTGACCCAGCAAAAGCATCTTTACCACCTTTTTGTCCGTTAGACATCGGGGCAATATTTAAATTCCACGGTTTATCTAAAACACTGTCATTGAATTTTCTAATTAATCCAGTTCTCTTCATTGTGTCAGACATATTCAAGTATGAACGATCTTTTGTCCAAACACGACAATATTCAACACCGCTTTCTTCACCTGAGAATTTATCAATATATTTAATTGCTGAACCCCTGGATAACATTTGTTCACCTTCTCTAAAAACTCTACTTGTTTGATCAATAACATTCGCGACGTGTGTTTTTGCTTCACCCCCATCGCTAGGCATACTATCTAATATTCTTTGTGTTTCACCTAAAATAGAATCGTCTCTAAATTTTTTTGATGTTGACACACTTTCTTCAAATCTAGATTTTTCTTGTTTCCATTCAACATTATGAACACCTAATATTTTTTTGTTTGAATTTTTACTAACCCATGCTAATGGTCCACCTATTTGACCTCCTTCACTTATATTTTTTTCATTATGAAATAATTTTGTTTGTACTGGATCAAAAAGTAAACTTAAGTAATAACTACTTTTAGTTTTTCTACCATTACCATCACTGGTTGTAAATATAACATCATCACCTCTATCATCTCCAATATATGCGTTCCCGTTCGGTGCTTCAATGCCGAGTAATCTTTTAACTCCTTTTGCTATTTGGTTAGGAAAGTTAAATAATTTTGAAGATTGTTGTGATCTTGCTGTTGAAGTGTAATCTGGTTTATATTTTGAGAATGATAAATTATCATACAATGTTTGTAATTGACCTTGACTAGAATATTCAATTAATAGATCAGATGGTTTTCTAGATTTTTTGGGTCTTCTTTCTATTCCAATCAATGAACCTAAAACGCCCGTAATATCTTGCAATAATCTACCTGCACCTGTTCTTGCTTCTGGTCTATAATTAATAGGATTTGCGGGATTACTTAAATAATCTCCAGGTATTTCTGACCATGGAAATTCCACACCTGCAACTGTTTGTACAAAATCAATTGCTTTACCTGGTAAACTTTTCGCAACAGTAATTTTATAATTTTTTTCAATTAAAGGTTCTCTACCAGTTATTAAATTAATTGCAGTATTTGTATTACCATTTAACGCGTCAATTAATTTAACTCTACCAACTGTTGCAGAATATAAGTTTTGTGTAATTCTAGCAAAAACGGGTCCGTCTTTCTCAACTTTTATATAATTCGATGCAAATTTTGCTAGTTCTGATTCTGAATCGTAATTCGATGTTGCTAACACGCCAACTAATGTTCTATTATCTAGCGGTTGAAAATATGGATATAAACTAAGATTCGCTCTCCTTGGTAATACTTCTAAATTTTCTTTGACGAAGAATTCCTCTGGTTTAAACGTGTTACTTGTTTGTGTTTTTATTAAACTATTAACTAATGTGAATTTATCACTACTAGTTACATCGCCAAGATCTTTATTTGCGTATTCTTGTAGGGTATTAACGCTATAGTTCGAGGATGTCGCTGTTTGTGGACCATTAGGTACATTTAATGTTTTTGACAATAAAAAGTCCCTAAATCCCTTTTTTGCGTTAGGTATACCCCTACCGTCTCTACTAGAATCAAAATCTAAATTACTTGGCATCTATTCTTTATACAATAAATAGATATTTTTTAAAAATCAATGAATAATTGATTATGTTGTAACAATATCCTCTTGTTGTGATCCGTAACTGATTTTAGCAAATGCGTCGTTTACATCTTTTGCTACGGCTGGATTCTCTCTCATTGCTTTAACAAACCCAGCAACGCCATTATCGGAAGCATGATGATAAACATCAACCCTTGCGGTATTGTTTCTAACATTTAAAGCAGGGTTTGGTAGTTCGGTTTTAGATGTTGCACCAAACAAATTAGATAAATCAAGACCACTTATTCCTGAGGCCTTTATTTTTTTCATTAACTCCTTACTTTTATTTTGAATATCACCAAAATCAATACCAAAACCATCTGGACCCATCATTTCTTGTAAAAACTCCCCAGCACTCTTACGTATGTCCATAAGGTCATTAGATCTACCAGGACCATATGATCGCAATGTTTTTTCAGCCCCTTGAACAAGGGTTCTTGCTGGTCCTGTATTTTTAAATACGTAATTTTGTAACCCCAATTGAATTGCGGTAATAGTGTTTAACATTTTTGTTGTGGTATTCATTTGTTCCATTGCAATTTCTTCTGTACTCATGCTTACAACGCTTTCTTGCATTTTTTGGATTTTTTCGATTTGAGTACCTGTTAAATTACCTAGTTCAACAAAGGATTCTTTAAGTCCAAGTTCTTCCATCATAGATTTAGGTACCTCTATACCAATCTTACCACCTTTCATCTGTGACATGTTTGAAACAAATTCCTTTTGTTCTGGGCTAAAATTACTAAACATATCTAATTCACCCATTGCTTGTAACTTAGCGGCTCCTTTTGTTGCTGCGTTTGTTACTTCATTCAAACTAACACCATATGCATCAGCCATTGCTTTTGCTCTTCTTAAATTAATACCTGTAACCTCAAATCTTTTCTGTCCTTCATTATAAACCGCTAAAGATGCGCTTGCTTTTATGAATGCGTCTTGTAATCCTTCAACGTTATTGGTTGAATCATATAATGCTCTCATTGGGTCACCTAAGTCACCAAATGCACCACCTAATACTTGTAATTTTGCCGTTAACTCAAGTGCGCCTTCTGGGTCAAAAACCTTTTCTGCAATTTTGAATGTTGTTTCCATACTAATTTTAAGTGACTGCGCTTGTTGAACCATTCTACTTAAACCTTCTATACCATTTTTAAATCCATACTGATTTAATTTTTCTAAATTAGCCATTACGGTTTTAGTGGTATCTTTAGCGTTTAAACCAAGAGAAGCACTTCTTTTACCTATTTTTTCAATGTCGTCAGCCGCATCTGCTAAACCAATGCCAACATTTCTAAAATTTTCAACATTTTCCATAATAGCAGTTGAACTTTCGGTAAACGCTTTTCCAACTGTTACGGCATTACCCAATGTTTCCTGACTATAGGTAATCATTCTACCTTGTGCTTGGAACATAGATTCAGCACCTCTTAAAAAATCTTGAACACTTACACCCATTTGTTGAGCCAGGGGTAAAACGTCGCGCATTTCTACTCTCATGTGTCTGGCGACATCACCAACAAACATCGAGTTTTGGTTAATCATTTTGATGATCTTATCATCAATTTCATTCATATCAACCATCATTTGACCAACACTCGCTTTTAATTCTTTCTTTAAACTTGCTAAAATTGCTCCTGCGCTAAAATCTGTTAATCCTTGTGTTAACTCTTGGATAATCGGGGCGATTCTTTCTTTACCTAATCTAAACGCCTCACCTTCATATCTATCATATAAACTCCCTAGGGCCTTACCTATTGTGGTAGATATTACAGTACCACCAGTAGCACTAGTACTACCAGTACCAGTTGCTGCAGCACTCGCAGCCGCGGCTTTTAAACCTTTGTTAATTTCTTTTTCAAGGTC